CCGGCTTCGCAAACTCATCGTCGCTCAGAAATACACTCAGGTCTTCAACGAACGCCATGGCTATCGCCCCACCTGACTCAGCCTAATCGTCCAGTCGGCTGCACTGCCCAGGGTGGTGATTAGCGCTGCGAGGATCTGCTCACGGATGCTGGCCATCAGGCACGAACCTCAACGATGAACGTCATGTGTCAATGAGGATGGAGCCATTGACTTCAATGGCATAGAGATTCAGCCGTCTGTTGCTTCCGGCAGTGCAAGATATTTCTAAGTAATAGGGATCGCCAAGAACAGGTATATCGTGCCATTGCGCAGGGGCAACTAAACTTACGCTAGTCCCACTGATCGCTGTTTTGCTTGAATCTAGTAGTTGTGCATCGTAAGGTATGTAGGTTGGGTTAGTGCTAAAATTTCGCCCGTAAATGCGAACTGTCGAGATTTCACCTGCTGAAATTATGCGTGGAACCAACTCTAACCTCGCTCGCAATACATTTCCTTGGGAGTATTGGTCACCCGTCCAGAAAACAGATGTTGAAAGCGACCCGTCCATTACTCGGTTAAAGGTGTTTGATCCGCTGTAGTCAAGATCTGCATTTGCAGGGACTACATCAATCCAGAACGGATTTCCACCAGTGAGCGGGATTACGCCATTTACTGCATCATCTGCCCCGTCATCCATAAAGTTTTGCACCGGCCCCGCAGCCTCCACCGCCGCCGCGAACTGGTAGGTGTTGATGTAGATGATGCTCATTCCGTCACCTCGACCCAGATCAGCGATTCGCGCTCAAGCGTTGCGGGATCGTCGGGCAGGAACTGGCCATCCTCGCCCCGTGATTGCTCGACGCGCCACAGCTGGCCAGCGTCGTCCATCCACTCCTGCCCCAGATACTGCGCAGCAGGCCGAACACCACCGCCCAGCGCCTGCACAAAGGCCTCGGGCAGGTTGCTGCTGATCGCCAGCGCACGCACCTCCTGTAGCAGCTCAGCGCTCACCAGACCCAGCCTGCGCAGCGTCAACCAGGCAGAGCGGAAATCCGCAACATCGCCACCGGCAGCATTGAGCAGCGTTGCAGGCAGGCTTAGAGCCGCTGCGGGTGCTGCCGTGATGCCACCACCTAGAAGCAAGTTGATCTCGGGATGGGCCAGCAAAGAGCGCTTAAATGATCCCCAGTCAGGCTGAGGCACTGGTGGTGGCAGCTCGATCAGCTCCCAACCGTGGCGCCATTCCAGCGCATCGAGGTCAACAGTCCGCCGTTGCTGCACCGTGAAGCCTTCAGGGGCATCGGGCCGGTCTTCCTTGACGATCCGCAGCACCAGATAGCGGGGGTCGAGGCCTACCACGGGCTGGTCGTCAGCCCTCGGGTAGCTGAGCACCTGCTGATTGATCGTGTCCCAGAGTGCGAGGTTCATGGCTTCAGCTCCGGGAGACGTAGAGGGTGACCTTCAGGCCAGCGCCTGCGGTGCCGCTGCCCACCTGGTCGATGTCGATCGTGATCTCTGCGTCATCCGCCAAGGCTGAGTCTGAGATCACTGGAGGGGTCGCTGCTGTTTCGCTCGTTTTCTCTCCGTCATCGATGCTGAGCTTGGTACTCAAGACCGACGTTCCGGCTTCGTTGATGTCGACGATCAGATCGCTGCCCACTGGCGCCGTGGTGACTGTCGCCTTCACTGCGGTCAGCGTGCCAGCAGTTGGCATCCTGAACGTCACCTTCGCGGTGCCGGTCGTGAGGTCTGTCGTTTCGTCGCTGCAGGCGATGACGTAGATGTCATCAGCGCCGCTCCATTCCGTTTCGTAATCGACTCCGCTTGACTTCTTCAGTAGCTGCCCCGCTGTTCCCCCTGCGGGAACTCCTACCCCATCAGCACCGTCGACCCCATCGGTACCATCCGCGCCATCCGCGCCATTTGCGCCATCCGCGCCATCCGCGCCATCCGCGCCAGCAGGGCCAGCAGGGCCAGCAGGGCCAGCCTCCCCTTGCGGGCCAGCCAGTGTGCCGAGACTGTCCCAGGCGCTTCCATCCCAAACGTAAAAGACTTCTGTGTCCTCCGCTTGGTAGACATCGCCCGTCGTGGCGTCGCCGGGAAGTGCGGCTTCATTGGCGACGGTGCCGAGCACATTGAGCGCACTGAACGAAGATCCTACCTCATCCAGGCCGATGCCGATCAGTGGGTTGAATTTATAGGCCATCTGTTCAGCTCCAGTAAATGGTGTCCACGCGGGTGCTGGTGCTCACGTAGGTGATATTCAACACACCAACCACAACACCGCCAGAGCCACCTTGCTTGTAAGTAATTGTGCTCAATCGATCGCTGCCGTCGTAGTCAAGATCTGCGAAATCAGCAGTGGCCGGGGCTGAAAAGCCACCGATTCGTGGAAGGCTCATAGCTCGCCGACATCGATACGTCTCATTCTACCAATGAAGTCACGACATGGTTAAGCCCCTGCTGTCAGGCAAGGGCCTAACTGGTCAAACTCAGGCGTACTTCTTAGCGCCCACAGCATTGACGCTGTAAGTGTGGGTTGAAGTGTCAACAGTAGACACAGCCTTCACCCAGCGCTTAGCCGCACCCTTGGGGAACACCAGATACTGCTTAGAAGCAGAAGTGCTCACCTGTGTGAAAGCCACAGCAGCAGATGCCTGCTCTGTGCCATTCAGGCTGAACACAGTGGTCACATCGGTGTAACTGCCACCTTGGGTGTCGCTGGATTGCAGTTTCACGTCCAGGGTGGAGGTGCCGCTTGCCTCAACGTCAAGAATGACAATAATGTCACCCTCGTAATCATTCAGGTCAACAGCGGTGCCGTCGAGAGCATCAGTGCGCTCAGCAGTCGGGGCCAGGGCGAAGTGTGCAAGCTTCTCCAAGCCGGTGGAAAGAATGGCCATCAGTCTTTGGAAATAGAGGAACTGGTTCGCCCGCGACGAGACACAGGCTTGGTCGGTTGAACTGCCGGTGCCTCCACCGGCTTAGGTTCAGGCTTCACCGTTTCCACGGCTCGGCTCATACCAATCAACAGCATTGCGGTGGATGTATCAACTTCAACGATGGAGCCCGCTTTCGTGGGCTCCCCGTTGACGATCACACCATGAGTGATCTCAATCCACATCAGATTCAGCTAGCAAACGAGAACGAAGCAGGCTGCTTCACTGCAAGATCGATGTCCTGCAGTGCAATCACACGTACGGTGCCAGCAGTGGCGCCCGCAAAGGGATCCACGGTGAGATCGAGTCCTGACCACATGCCCATGACCATCATCGAAAAATCACCGAATAGTGCATCGTTGTTCAGCAGTTGGTTCGAGACGATCACCGGGTAGCCGTTGATCTCGTTGTCCTCGAACACAAACTGAGCGGTATTCGATGCCTTTTCGGTGGACTTCAGCGCACCGCGAGCGGAAGCGTTGATGATGTACCGCAGGCTGCCGGCGTCAGCGTTAGCTGCAGCAACCTCGGTCTCCATCGCGATGTACTCGTCGAAGGTTCCGTAACTGGTCAGCGTCACACCGCTGCCGATACCAGTGGTCAGCGTCAGGCCCTGGGGCTGATTGCTGGATCCAGTGCCATAGACACCAACGCGATCGATTTCAAGCGCGATCACACGAGTGAGATCGTTCCGAATCATGCCCTCAACATCGATCGAAGACTGCAGCAGCAGACGGCGGCTGTAGTCCACAAAGGCACCCACAGTCTTGGGTGTCATGTTCACCTGATCGATCGCCTGTTGGCTTTCGGTCGGGGAAGAATTTTCGCCGACCCAGTATGCGGTCGAAGCGGAAGTTTGCCTCGGGATGCTGATGTTGCCCTGCAGGCCGGTCAGCATCGTCACGCCGGCCTGGGCCAGTGCGAGGCGGTTGCGCAGCAGATCGATGAACGATCCAGCCAGCAGCTGATCTTCGACCAGGTTGCCACCGGCAGAAGGAGTGCCGACCACCAGGTCACGACGCAGCACTTCGTTCGGCACCACGATGCCGTTAGAAGAGCGCTCATATTTCTGAGCAGCGGCTTTGCCGACTTCAATTTCAAACTCAGCTTCACGACGAGCCTGAGCATCACCCTGGTTGGCCAGGTAGTTCAGAGCACGAACGAAACTGAATCGACGGGTCTCCTTATCGGAGAGGCCAACATCGTTGGCATCGATGCGATGTTCCACAGGTTGTTTGCCGATTTTTTCGAGGAAAGCAGCACGCGCCTCATCAATCGACTTACCGCCGTCGATCAGTTCACGAGCCAGTTCGGGGAGCTTATGACGCTCGCCGATTTGAGAGATGGTGGTGGCACGGTTACGCTCGGCCTCAACGGCCTCGGACCGGATCACCTCCAGGTCAGGAGTGTTGTCCATGACGGATTCAGTCATAGTGTTTGCAGGAGATGCGGCCGGGGCCGCTTGCTCGGTTTCGGAATCATCCAGAGAACGTCCGACGCCGACAGTGGGATCAGCTGGAATGCTGACCACACTGACTTCAAAAGGTGACCATCGGGTCGCCACGAAGTCATTTTCGCGTTCCTCCATCTTATCAATGGAGTACCCGAATGAAACGCCACGGAGAATGCCGTCGCGTACATCTGCAAGCACTTCTTGCGCTTGCTTGTTGCGCGAGAAGCGCACATTGACGTAACCGCGTTTTTTCTCACCATTGATCCATGCGCGTTCGACAACGCCGATAATGCGGTCAGGATCGTGGTTAAAGAGCAGCGGTGCGCCATCGTTTAGCCGCTCAAGATTGGCAGCTTCCATTTCGTGGCTCAAGACTTCGTTGCCGAAGTAGCGAGCCACTGGATACTCGGAACTGAACGGAAATTCGATTGTCCGTTCGTCCAGCATGTTGAACTTCGTAGTCTCAACACGCTTGAATTTCGCGCCCTCAAGGTCGCGAACGTTGACTTCTTCCATTTCACGTAGTGCTTCGATCTTTGTCAGTGTACTGAATTTATGACCAACTTTAGTATCAGTACCCTGCCAGCCATCATCACCTTGCCGATACACGCGAATCAATGCAGCTGGATCATCCTCACCGCCTTCAATACTGAAGCTTGAGTCAGGTACATCGATCGAGCCATCACGCACAATCCGCTCAATCTTGCCGCGAGCACGCCCGCCTGAGCTGTTCCAGGAGACGAAATCGCCAACCTTCAACTCATCCGGCTTAGCCCGATCGCCAGTCGCCTCCTCGAACTCCATCACCTCATAGTCACGTTCATCCAGCCATGCACGCGCCTCAGCAGCGGTGAACTTCGACAGCCGGAATCGGATCGCCTGTAGCTCAGCGCCATCCTCGCCTTCCTTGATGCCAAAGATGAAGTCCACCCCATCACCGCCGCCATCGTTGCGGCGACGAAACTCGTCATACTGATCAGGGTCACGCAATCGAGCAGCGTGCTCGTTCGGATATGGCCTATCACCATCGCCCGTCACCATTGCTCGATCCATCCTTTCCACCAACGCATCAGCCCAGCTCTTGCCCGCATCACCGCCCCAAGCGGCCCATGCAACGCGGCCAGGTGACGGGTACCCATCCTCGCCAGAGTTGAACCCCTCAGCCTTCTTGTCTACCTCGTGCCTGGCGAACCAAGCGCTCATGGTCACGATAGTGTTATCACTCAGCTCATCGCCTGACAGGATCTGGCTGGCGCGGCGAGCAGCAACATCAGTGCCACCCTTATACCCC